AAGATGCCTACAAGAGTAAAGCTGATGGTTCCGCTCTACAATGTTGATACTGAAACTGTTCAGTTGTGGGATAAAGGAAAGAAGTTTATCAATCAGCTTACAAGTCTGTGCGGGCGTTATAGTTCTGCTGATACACCGCTTTGCGCTCATATTTTTGAAATTGAAAGAAACGGTAAGGCTAAAGACCAGAGTACGACTTATTCTATTTATGAGATAAGTAAGGATGCTACTGTTCTGGAAGATTTGCCTGATATTCCTGAGGTTCTTGGAACTGTTATTGAAGATATGTCTGCTGAAGCTATGGAGAGTTATCTTGCTAATGGCGGTTCTGATGATGGTGAACCTGAACAGCCTGTCCGTAGGCGTACTTCACGCAGAGAAGATTATGACGCAAGGGCGGAACAGGAAGTTGATGACCGCCCTGTTCGCAGAACACCTCGGAGGGCTTATTAATGGCTTTGTTTAGCGTTAAGCGAAAAACAAGTGCAAGCCAAGATAAATCCATTGCTGTTAGAGCCAAAACTAGCCAAAAGGCTACTACCCTCATTCGTGGGGGTAGTAGCCTGCTTGGGCAGATAAATCAGATAAAAGCAATGGTTGAAAAGAATCTTGGTCAGTTTAAAGATGATTATTTAATCATTAGAACAGAAGAGGATTTAGATACTTATTTTCAAAAATGTAAAGAAAATGGCATAGTTAGTGTTGATACAGAGACAACAGGTCTTGACCCAATTATAGATGATATTGTTGGATTGTGTTTATATACACCTAATCAGCCTGCCGCATATGTTCCAATTAATCATACTTCTTATGTGACTGGTGCAAAGGTAGACAATCAGTTAGATAAGAATTATATAAGAGAGTCGTTAGAATGTCTTTTAAAGTGGAATATAGATATTATCATGTTCAACGCTAAGTTTGATATGAGAGTAATTAGGAATCAGCTTGGCGTGAAAGATATTTATTGTACGTGGGATTGTTACCTTGCGGCGAAGTTAATGAATGAAAATGAGGAAAGTCACGGCCTAAAAGCATTACATAAAAAATATGTGCTTAATGGACAAGGTGATGCGTTTTCATTTGACGCTTTATTTAAGGGAATATCAGCAGATAAGATTCCTATTAGTTCATTTTATTTGTACGCCGCACATGACGCTATTATTACTTATGAATTATATCAGTATCAGAAACGATTTTTGTATTACGATGCAACACAACCGAATGAAGCAAGAAATGGTATGAATGGTGTTTCGTGGGTATTCTTTAATATTGAAATGCCTTGTATAAAAGTTGTGTGTGATATGGAAGATAATGGTATAAGATTTGATTTTGAATATAATCAATTTCTTAAAGATAAATACCATGCGCTACTTGAGGATAGGGTTAAACAGTTTAATGCAATTTGTGATACTTATTCAGATGATATAGAAGCATATAGAAGAAGAATGGGAGTAAATTGCAAACTTGATAATCCTATTAATATAAAATCTTCCACACAGCTTGCTATTCTTTTATATGATATTATGGGTTGTGAAGTTCCTGTGGATAAAAAGACAAAACAGGAAGTGCGGACAACAAATGAAGCGACATTGAAAAGTTTGGATAATCCTGTAGCAAAAGCAGTATTAGATTATAGAGAGTTTTCTACTATTGTAGATACTTTTATAGATAAACTGCCTGATTGTGTGAATCCTAAAGATGGTCGTATTCACTGTAGCTTTAATCAATATGGCGCACGAACAGGAAGATTCTCTTCTGAGAATCCTAACATGCAGAATATTCCGAGCCATAATAAAGATATTCGCAAGATGTTTGTAGCTTCTGATGGTTATGTGCTTATGTCGGCAGATTATTCACAGCAAGAGCCTAAAGTAATGACTCAGATGTGCGGTGACCCAAAGATGATTAAAGCATATCAAGAGGGGAAAGATTTATATGCAGAAATCGCCGCATTGTCCTTTAACACTACATACGATAACTGTCTCGAATTTAGACCAGATGGCACGACAAACCCTGATGGTAAAAATAGACGAAGCCAAGCTAAAAGCATATTGCTTGGAGTGTTGTATGGAAGGGGTGTGCCTTCGATTGCTGAACAGTTGGGAACTACAACAAAAAAGGCACAAGCAATAAAAGATTCTGTATTCAAAGGTTTTCCTGCTATTCCACAATTTGAAGAAGATTCATTAGACATGGCTTATGAAAAAGGATATGTTACTACCTTGTGGGGCAGAAAAAGAAGATTGCCTGATTTGCAACTTCCTGAATATGAGTTCAAGTGGAAAGATGGCGCACCGTTAGATGATGATTTGCTCGACTTTGATTTTTCAGAAGAAATGTTAGAGCCAGAAGTTCCTGAAGATATTCAGAAAAAATATTTGCGAAAATTGAAACAGGCATACTTTGGGCAAAAAAGAAAAATCTTTGAGCAAGCTAATAAAGAAGGAATTTGGATTGTTGATAATGGTGCAAAGATAGCAGATGCACAAAGACAGTGTGTTAATGCAAGAATCCAAGGCTCTGCGGCTGATATGAGTAAGTTAGCTATGATTTTAGTCGGAAATGATAAGAGACTAAAAGAATTAGGATTCAGACTTCTTATACCTGTACATGATGAATTAATAGCAGAGTGCCCAGAAGAAAATGTAAAGGAGTGTTCTGAAAGATTTGCACAACTTATGTCAGAAGCGGCACAAAGCAAAATGACAATTCCAATTAAGTGTGATGTAGAAATAACTAAAGCGTGGTATGGAGACCCTATAAATGGCTCAAAATTAAAGGTGCGAGAAGCAAAAACCTCACATTCAATAGATGTGGAGAATTTACGTAATGGAACTTAATAAAATTTATAATGAAGATTGTTTTGATACTATGCAAAGAATGGTATCAAATAAGCAAAAAGTAAATATTATTTTAACATCACCACCATATTGTACGCCAAATGATGATGCATCAAAATATAATGAATCAAGATTTAATAATTATCAGGTTCATTACGATGTATTTACCGGATTTGATACACCAGAGCAATATATAGATTGGAGTGTAAAATTATTTAATAGTTATAATGATATTTTGTGTGAGAATGGTGTGGTTTTATATAATTTAAGTTATACTTCATCGAACCCAGATTTAATGTATCGTGTTGTATCTACTATTTTAAAAGAAACTGAATTTACTATTGCTGATACTATTGTGTGGAAAAAAAATAGTGCACTGCCACAAAATCAAAATTCTAATAGGCTAACTCGTGTGTGTGAGTTTATATTTGTTTTTTGCCGAAAATCTGAATTATTAACCTTTTTAACAAATAAAAGTAGAGTTGGCAGTAAATATACTTGTTTTAATAATTTTATTGTTGCCGCTAATAATGATTTGAGTATTCAAAAATATAATAATCTCAATGGCGCTACTTTTTCAAGTGATTTGGTAATGCAGTTACTTAGTATATATGCTAAACCAAAGTGCGTTGTGTATGATAGTTTTATGGGTACTGGTACTACAGCTTGTGCGTGTAAACAATATGGTTGTTATTTTATTGGTAGCGAAATATCTGATGCGCAGGTGGAATTTGCGAATAAGCGTTTACAAGGGGTGCTTATATTAAGGGGGTCTAAAATAAAAAGATTGTGGTAAAAATAATAGCTGTAGATTTTGATGGTTGTTTATGTTCCGATAAATATCCAGATATAGGTGACCCTAATTGGTCAGTAATACACGAATTACAATCACGAAAGTATAATGGTGATAAAATAATTTTATGGACGTGCAGGGATGGTATAGAACTTGTTAATGCTATAGTAGCTTGTCACGAATGGGGTTTAGATTTTGACGCAATTAATAGCAATTTACCAGAACAAATAATTAAATATAGTAGTGACCCACGTAAGATTTCTGCTGATGAATATTGGGATGATAGAGCTGTAAGAAAAGGAGAATAAAAATGCAGAAAGTAATTAGAATACCAACAAGAGTTCATACCAGAAAACTTGATAGGAATGTAGCAAGAGAGCGTATGAGACACGCTAAGATACCACATATTAATAAGACATATCCACAAATTTTTACAAATTCTTTTGGTTGTCAGTATATTATTCGTGATAGAAGTTATTTTGCTGAGAACTGGAGAACTACTACTGCTAATAGGGCGTTGGAGAGATGAGATATTTATTAGTAGAATTAGAAGATTCCGTAAAGCAATTTAAAGATTGCGATTTTAGATTAAATAAAGAAACTGGTTGTTTTGAGGTATATCATATCAACGGTATGCAATGTTATCGTACTGTGGTAGGAATGTTTCCCAAAGAGCATGTTATAGCTATATATTATCGTTACAAGGAGAATGAAGAATGAAATTTACAATTAGCACAGAACTTATGAAAGATGTAGTAGCGAGGGCAATTAAGGGAGCAGGAAATAATAAGCTCATTCCTATCACCAGTATGATGTGCATTGAGCTTAAAGATGGAGAGCTTACAGTTATTACAACAGACGCTACCAACTATCTGTATATCAAAGAACAGCATGTAGCAGGAGACGATTTCTATGTCGTAGTAGATGCTAATCAGTTCGCAAAGCTGGTCAG